GTTTAACGTGTCAGGCAATAATGCGGGGCGCATTGAATCAATAGTGCAACAATACCGCTATTATAAGGGGTATAGATTCTCACATATATATTTTGAGCAGTCACAAGCTGGATTAGCACAATTAACCAATTATAAAGGTACAAGCTATGTTAAATAGTAATGAATATTGGAAAAAGACTGGTTTTATCGACTATGACGAAAATGATGCGCCTATAGTTAAATCGCATGATGGCGTTACAGAAATCCCATTGTCCGAGTTTACGCGCTCCGATTTTTATGATGGTGTAGCATCATTCTGCAATACAATGGCATATGCTATCAATTACCATCAAGAAACCTATGAAGATACGCTAGATATATATCTTATAGGTTAGCACCTCCAAGGCTCTTAATACACTTTAGGAGTCTTTTAAGTGTTAACTAATAGGTTGCTATAGGTTAACCAATTAAATCAGCTTACAAGCTAAAATAAGAGGTATTAAAACAATGATATTAACCCAGTATGACAAAAAGTTTTTACAATTTGGCGATAAAATCAAAACGTCAGGGGCTTACAATTTGCCTCAAGATAAAACGCCATTTTGTAAATGCCAGCCCCAGCCATCATGTGCAGTCGAATCATGTGCAGTCTGTAAGCGTAGAGTGAGGGCTTAAAATGGTTGAACGATACGATTTTACATTAATTAAAAACCATAAGGAACGCACCCGAATCATTAATGATTTTTGTGAGATTATCACTGCAAGCAATCACACTGCTAAGGAAACCATGCAGCTTCGTGATGACCTAGTGCGCGACTATCTAGAATCATGTTCCGTTGAGGAGGAAAAAGATGCCAAGTAAACTTAAACAAATAGAACGCGACATAGTCAGTCAGGTTCTGCGGAGGAATCGCGCAGAGCTGGCTCATGTTGCAGGGATACACCTGAACACATTAAGCAGGGTTATATGTGGCGGTAAATACACCTTTGATACCCTTTATCGAATCGAACAAGCACTAGTATTAGTGCAGGAGAAAGAAATAATATGAATACTTATGAAGCCTACGTTTATGGCGGGACTAGTAGAAGCATTCTAGTTGAAGCCAATAGCCAACAAGAAGCAGAACTTGAAGCTATCCGAGAATTTAGAGCATTAGTGGGTGCTGAGGGTGATGTTGAAGTTTTAGACATTCAAGAAATAGGAGATTAAGCATGTTGACTCATAAAGATAGAATGACTGATGAACTAGAAAAAGCCTTAGATGATGTATGGTTAGCATTAGATTGCTATAGGGAGGACTGTATCTATAGCGATGAATTTGAATCATTACGCATTAAAATAGGCAAACAATTTAATCTAATAGAGACCACACTGGTTGAACTGTATAAGGAGAAAAATCATGTTGATACCAAATAGCGATTATGTTGAAAAAGAAATTGAGATTGCAGAGTTTATGTTCCTGAACCAATACGGAATAACTTTCGATACACTAGATGAACTTGATGAGCATCAACAAGACTGGTGGCTTCAGTGCGTAGACGATGCCTCCCACATACTGCATATTGCAGGAATTGAACAGGACATAACATCATGAAACTACCAACACTCGAAGAGTTCGACCTCATGTGCAGTCAGCACGACTGGTACTATATGTGGTCTGATGACCATAGCAAGTACACCAAAGGGGCTTCTGAATCCAGTATGATTAGGACTATTGTCGAATCAGGTGAAGAAGACTACAATCAAATCTATAGAAAGTATTTAAAGGAGAATAGTAATGTCGGTTAAACAACTAGAACTACCATTAAACCATGAACCTTGTCTTAACCAGATGGCAATCCAAATGGCAGACAGTGATGTAGCTTCTGGTTATTGGGATAACTGGGATTGCGCCTATGAGTCTAATTGGTGTATTTTAGAAGATGATTTAGAACAACAGAAGGAGAATAGTAATGTCGGGTAAAGGGAGTAAGCAACGCCCTACAAATAAGGCAGCATTCGATTCTAATTTCGATGCTATATTTGGTAAACCTAAGAAAAAGAAGAAGGAGAAAAAGAATGACAAAGCTAGTCGCTAATCCTGTTGGTCAGGTTAAGACCATACCCATAGAGAAAGCCATACGCATTGAGCGCACCAGACTGAGTGACATTGAGTTTGAAACTGGTGAACGCCAAGATGAATCCACCTTGAACCGAATGTATAACTTACAGGCTATGGGTCAATCATGTTGGCATGAGCCAGAGTTTTAGTTTGACAATACCTATGCACTCAGGCGATAGTGCATCTTGGTCATTGTTAATTTAATAGGAGAGACATGTACTATAACTTTTTCAAAATGCCAGGAGGCTGTCTGTTATATGTTGAATGGAAAAAAACTAACACGCAGCTTTATAGCTGGGAGTGGTGTTGCGGTGAGTTGTTTATATGTGCAGGTATATGGAGACTCATCTACACGCCTTTTTTTAAACCCAAGAAACCTATAGTAACTGATGAACACAATAATAAAACTAGAGGAGCAGAAGATAAACCATCACGAAGCAGCATCATCCCTTTTAAAAGTAATAGAAAGGTTTCGTGAGGTAGATGGTGAGATGCAAGCACAAGCTATAGCAGTCCTGTTGAAAGTCGCAAAGAGTCCTTTGCCACTCAGGATGCACGACATAGCGGTAGAACTTGGGCTTAGTCAGTCAACTATAAGCAGGAATGTAGCTTATCTTGGTGACTGGAATAGGCGCAAAGAGGCAGGGCATAAGTTGTTAGAAGCCTACGAAGACCCTGCTGAACGTAGGCGCAAGCTAGTGAGACTGACAGCCAAGGGTAAGCGGTTTGTTAAATCACTGAATGAAATCATATTCACATAAGGAGTATGTTATGCCAGTAAGAGCGCGAGGTAACTCATGGCAAGTCGATGTCAGAAAGAAGGGCATCAGGTTTCGCCATACTTACCAAACAGAAGACCAAGCGAACGTCATGTTGGCTAAGGTCGAAGAAGCTATTAGTCTAGGGAAGGCACTACCTGACCCTGAAGACTGCAACGATGGTAAAGCTATGACTATCGCTGCCCTTTTAAGGAAAGCTGGGGAGAAGTATTGGAGTGACACACAACATGGTGTGCATTCTCTACAAGTAATTGAGACCATGATTGAAAAGAACATCGGGGAGAACCGACATCTATCTGAACTCAATTTAGAACTCATGGATGAACTGATTGCTTACTGGAAGAGCAATGGTAATTCAGCAGGGACAATCAATAGGAAGCTAAGTGTTTTATCTAAGGCTACTACCTATGCTGTTGACCGAGGTTACATTGACCAGAAGCCTAAGATTGAATGGCAGACAGAGGGCAAAGGTCGTATGCGTTTTGTTTCACAGGAGGAGGAAGCCATCATGTGTCGTGTGCTAACACAGATGGGGTACTTCAAGGAGCGTGATGTATTTATGTTCCTGATAGACACAGGGATGCGTGTGGGTGAGCTTAATAATCTGCGATTAGATGACTTGCAGGGCAACAAGCTAACTATCTGGGAAACAAAAGCAGACCACCCTCGAACTGTCGTGTTGACTAAGAGAGCCAAAGATATATTCAAAAACAATAAAGGTAGTTTGTACATACCTTACAAGACTCTTATTAGACACTGGCATCAAATGAAGTGTGCAATGGGGCTTGATGATGATAAGCAGTTCATACCTCATTGTCTAAGGCACACCTGTGCATCACGTTTAGTTCAGCGTGGCGTTCCAATCCTGGTGGTGCAGGAATGGTTAGGACATAAGACCATACAGATGACTATGCGTTATTCTCACCTGTGTCCTACCAATTTAGAAGAGGCGGTAAAAGTGTTAGAACCTACTGTGGCGCAAGCTGTGGCATAAGTGTGTCGCTGAGACAGTAATTAATTGCTATGTCATTGATATACTTGAAGTTGTTGTTAGAAGAATAGATTTTAATTCTTATCTCTTCAAGTATCCTCACTGGCATAGCACCTTTTAAATATAACTTGGGCTAGTAAATGCCCGCCATCCACTTAGGCATACATTAGCTGAGTGCATGTCACAAGAAAAAAGGTGTATAAATGACGTACAAAACCACTGATAGACAGGTCGAACTGGAAAGGGAAATGCGTGAACACGGATTGTCACGCTATCATAAAAACATAGCTAAAAAAGTAGAGCGTGGGCAGGAAGCTAATACGGACTACGGACAATATTTATTAAGAGCAACAGTAGAGAAACTAGAAGAATCTATTACAGAGTTTTTAGAAGATTCTTTGAGAGGTAAAGCAGGAAGAGCAGCTACATCCGCAGTCTTCATTGATGCGCTTGAGCCAGCAGTCACCGCAGTTATCACTTTGCGTGTCGTGTTGAATCAAATCACCAGACAAAGAGCCTATAGTTCAGCCTCGATTGCCCTTGGGATGGCCCTTGAAGATGAGATACGCATCAGGTGCTATGAGGAAAACAATCCAGGTTTATTTAAAGTTGTTATGCGTGACCTCGATGGGCGTTCACAGTCATACACATATAAGCGTAAGAAAATCTTTGAGACTGGGCGCAAGCAGAACATCGAGTGGCGTGTATGGACACAGCGAGAGCGACTGCTGGTAGGGAATGCTTTGATTGACCTGACGATACAGCACACAGGGCTACTAGAGCATAAGATTATGAACAAGGATGGCAAGAAGAGAAGGCTTTTGTTGCCTTCGCAGCTTACCATGAAAGCTATTCAGGACTTGAATGCCTTCAAAGAGGTACTCAAACCAGAGTTTTATCCTTGTGTTGCACCCCCAAAAGACTGGACATCACCTTATTCTGGTGGCTACCACACGCACCACATCAGAGAACTGTCTCTTGTCAAGACTACAAACCATAATTACCTCGCAGAGTTAAAGCATTTTGACATGCCTCATGTATATGGTGCTGTAAATGCCATGCAAAACACTGCTTTTAAGGTACATACAGGGGTACTTGACACCTTGAAACAGATATGGGCTACAGGAATCCACATTCCTAGCCTTCCACCCTCAGAAAACTTCCCAATTCCTGCAAAACCTCTTGACATTGCTACAAATAAAGAGGCGAGAACTGCATGGAAGAGGCAAGCGGTGATAATCCACACAGAAAACAACAGGCTCGACTCAAAAAGACTGCTGTTGAGAAAGACCATCGAGGTTGCCGACAGATTTAGTGAGGAAGAAGCACTATATATGGTGTATCAGCTAGACTTTAGAGGCAGAATCTATGCTGTGCCTAACTATCTCAACCCACAAGGCCCAGATTTCGCCAAAGGACTGTTGACATTTGCTGAAGGAAAGGAAATTAACGAGGAAGGGGCGTGTCATTTAGCCATTCATGGTGCAAACTGCTTTGGTTTTGACAAGGTAGGGCTACAAGACCGAATAGATTGGGTGCAAAAAAATCAAGAGCGAATTGTAAATACCGCAATTGACCCTTTAGCTGACCTATGGTGGGCTAAGGAAGCCTCAAGTCCCTTCCAATTCCTAGCGTTTTGCTTTGAGTGGAAAGGTTGGTGTGAAGATGGCGATGGTTTTGTGTCTCACCTACCAGTCTGTGCTGATGGTTCATGTAATGGACTACAACACTTTGCTGCCATGCTCAGGTCAACTACAACAGGGCAGGAAGTCAACCTAGTTCCTAACGATGAGCCTCAAGACATCTACCAAAAGGTAGCTGACAGGGTGACTCAACGTCTACACGAGATGGATGATGAGTTAGCAAAGCTATGGATACAGTTTGAAGTGAAGCGTGGGTGTACAAAACGCCCTTGTATGGTGCTTCCTTACGGGGGTAAGCAGTATTCCTTCACTGATTTTGTTATGGATTACATAGTAGATGAGAAAGAGAAGGGCAACATGCACCCTTTTGGTGAAGACCCATTCAAAGCCTGTACGTTTCTAGCTAGGATTATCTGGTTATCTATTGGTGAAGTAGTTCACGCAGCTACAGATGCTATGGCGTGGCTACAAAAGGCATCTAGGATAGCCTCATCAGAGGGCTTACCTATCAGATGGGACACACCTGTAGGCTTCCCTGTCCTCCAGGCATACAAGGAGACTAAGCCTTATCGCATCGAGACTAAGCTGTTAGGCACAACCTTCAGACCTATGCTGTACAAGGAGACAGGTAAGATTAATAAGCACAGGCAGAGCAATGGCATCAGCCCAAACTTTGTACACAGCATTGATGCAGCACACATGATGCTGACTATTGATGTGGCAAAGCAGTGTGAAATACATAGTTATGCTATGGTACATGATAGCTACGGTACACACGCAGCAGATGCAGAGACCTTATGGTGGTGCTTACGCAAAGCCTTTGTAGAAATGTATTCACAGACAGATGTGCTAGAGGATTTCAGGGCTGACTTGTTAGATGTATTACCTAAAGACAAGCACCACTTGATACCCGCAGTACCAGAGAAAGGTAGCTTAGACATAGCATTGGTTGAAGACTCAGAGTTTTTCTTTAACTAATACTATCCACTCAGTCAATTAATACCCACCATATTAGACTGGCGGGTCAAACTTAAAGTCAACTTAAGGAGAAGTTCATGGAAGATTTACTGGAGTTTTATTCAGTGGCAGGGATGCCAGTCCCTTATGACATCATGGTAAAAGCCGTAGAGGAATACGGTTTTATTATTGAAGATAACTATCCACAGGAGGATACAATTGATGGCGAATGATTATATTGGAGTCGTTTCTCCAGAGGGTATTGCCATATACCCACACTTAACTACACCCGACACTAAGTTCAATGCAATGGGTGAGTACAAGGTGAGCCTAAGCGTTGAAGCAAGTGAGGCTGCACCTCTTATCGGCAACATCGAAACAGCAATGAAGCAAGCGGAGAAGCTAATCCCTAAAGGTAAACGCCAGAAGTTAGCTGAACCACCTTTCTTTGATGAGCTGGACGATGAAGGTCAGGAGACAGGTCGAGTTGTCTTTA